CCATTAGTATATTCAGGGTTGTATGAGTATTTCCCAGTACCCATATTCCAAGAACCAGTTACAGCATATACTTCTAAAGTAGTATCTGAGTTTAATCCATTAGCTTCAGCTAGAAATCCTCTTAAAGAAGCACTCCAACTAGAGCCACTTACTTGATTATTAATAACATCTGCTATTTCAGTTGATGAAAATTGTATTAAAGTTCTAGTAGCTTGTGTATTACCACTATCTTGAGCGTCTTCAATGCTTACAGATAATATTTCATTTAATCCTGTGTTTTTATCAGGGTATTTAGAGTATATTGTTGCGTCTTGTGAAGGGAATAATTTGTATACAGCCATTTGTTATAAATATAAAATATTAGAAAGATACAACACGACCTTTAATATCAGAGTCTGGGTATTTAACTTCAAATATCATTGGGTCTAAACTTGGGTAAATTACATTATTAAGTGTAGCTCCAGATATATCATATGAATATTCTGAATATCCTAGTACTGTACTAAATTTATTGGTTATTGATATATTTTTAACAGTTTGGACACCTATTATTTTATCTAAAAGAATATATAAATCCTTCATCATTATAGGTTCATTAATCTGCCATTTATCAATATTAAAGTAATCTTGTATAGCTGTTATACAATTTGTTACTACTAAATTATTATTATATTGAGGTAAAACTATTATTTCAAAATCAACACCAATATTGATTACAAAAGCATCTTTAATTTTAATAGAATCATTTATTGATCTATTTTGAGATAAATAAGTTGATAAATTTTGTTTTAATGCTGGTGATGATGTTATTAATTTTTTATCAGCGTTAAATGAGAGAATAAATAGATCTAGTACTGATGGAGTTTCACCAGGCATCACATTAGCTATTTTTTCAGGTTCAATATATACTTTAGCTATAGTTCCGTACTCAGCTGGTAGTGATAATGTTCTGACTAGATAATCGTCTTGTGTTATTGTTCTTTGTTGTGTAGTAAAGGTTGATAGAGCGTTTAATCTAATTTGTTCTATAGAGTCTCCTCCTCCACCACCACTTGAAGCATTTAAATTATTAGTAGTAAAAGAATTAAATATAGTATCAGCTAAATTACCTGTATTGATAACTTGATTAATAAATTTAACTCTATTTTTATTTGTTGAGTTAGTTAAAGTATTTGATGGAATATTAGATTGTAATCCACCTCCTGTTAAATATCTAACTGTTAATGTTGTATTACTTGGAGCTATACCATAAGTATCAGTAAATAAGAAATTAGAAGGAGAAAATGCTGTGTTTAATAATGATCTTTTGTAAGGTAAACCTAAACCTACATTATCAGGGTTAGGGGTTATTTCTTCATCTGTATTAGCAGTGTTAGTACCTGCTCCAAATTGAATTTGTAATGTTGTATCATCTAAAAATCTTGTAATAAATCGTCTAGGTACTTTTTTAAGTTGAAGTAAATAAGGTGTATTACCACCATCAGATGATAGGTTAGGATTATTTATATTAGTATTTTTAATAGTATCATAAATCATTTCTTGAGCTAGATATGGTACTTCATACCAAGTATTTCCATTACTATCGACAATATCTAATATACCAATTATATTAGAATCATTTATTTCTACAGTTGGGTATCTTTGAACAGATCCAAAATCAAAGGTAGTTGTTTGAATCGCTGCTGATATTGCTTTTCTTCTTTTAGATAGTAAATAAAAATCTATATTTGCCCCAGTTGTTTGATATATAGATACTTGTGTTGGATCAGCAGAACTTGAAAAGGAAAAATCTACTGGGTCTTGAATAAGAAATGATGTTGGTGTATTACCTGTAGATGAAATTTCAAAGTTTTCAGGTATATATAAAGAATAATTATAATCTGGTTCTCCAGCGGCAGCTGGGACTAGTTGGTATAGATCTACATCTACTGTTGCTACTCCAGTTACCTTGGGTTTATAACCTAACATATATGCTAAAGCATAGACATTGTCTTGTTGTCTAGCAAATTGGAGGAAATTTTCTTGTATTTGATTATCTAAATAAAAAGATAAAACATCACCTACATATGATGACATCTCCATAAACATTGTTCCTGGTGAGGAAGGAGTAAAGTCAGTATTAGTAGTAGGAAAATATGTTTTAGCAAACTCTAACAATGATGTTCTAAAGTCTGTAAAGTTTTTATTTATATATTTAATGTCTTTATTTTGATCCATAATTATATTTTTATGACACGGCCATATTTAATTCTTCTTCTGATCCTGAGAAGGTATAGTTTACATTTATTGACACAGTGTTACTGTCATATGATGGGGTAATAGTAACCTGATTTACTGTGATTAATGGGAAATTAGCTGATAAATCGGCTTTAATGTTAGCTTGTAGGTCTTCTATTCCTAGATTAGTAAATGAGGAAAATCCGGGTTTATTAAATGTATATGATTCATTGGTTATATTTGAAAATATGTATCTTCTTAAGCTGGAACCAAATTGAGTATTCATATATATTTCACCTTGATCTGTTAATAAAAAATTAACAATATTAGATCTAATTTGATCACGTGTTGTAAAATTAGAATTAAACACAGCATCCGCTCCATATGAGGATCCTGAAGGTGATATACCTGCAAATGGGATTTGTAGTCCTATTATAGTTGAATAAACTCTAGAGCTAGTTGCAAAATTCTCGGTTGTATATTGTGATACTCTATATGCCATTATTTAGTCATTAATCCCATTATTTGATCTAAACTTACTTCACCTCCAGGTAAACTTGAACCTTCACCCATAGTATTAGCTGATGCAGGTGGGGAATAAGAAGGTTGAGTATGGGATGAATTAGCAGATATCATTGTATCAAATTCACCTCCAATCATATTTCTTAAATTACGTTTAAGATCATGATTTACTGTTGAAGATTGCTGTTGGAAAGGGACAGGGACAGGAGTATAAGTTTCCTGTACTACTGCTCTAGGTGATTTAACTGCTTCAAGTAGAATATCTTTTAATTCTTCTTGGATTGCTTCACGTACTGCTTCTTTAATTATTTTTTTTAGTCCGTCGATTTTCATATGATTATAAATATTTGATTATTCAGCTGTTATACTAGGATTTGAATCTATTATAAATTTTAATTGAGATATTAGTACTGATGGGTCTGATGCAAATGAAGGTTCTGTTTTTAATACTGGGACTCCTTGGGGTGTTAATGCTTGAGCATAACGTTGTATATATTTACTAGTATTTTGTTCATTTATAACTACTTCAATTTTGAATCCTTTATAAGTATTAACATTACTTTCAGGAGTTTGTGTAACTTCAACTATAGGATTTGCTAAAGCATTAATTTCTTCATTTAATTTTTCAAAATCCATATTTTGATCTTCAGCACAATGTTGTAATAACATATCTAATGAATTTAATAATTCAATTACTTTACCTAAAAGAATACCAAATGAACCAAGAGATAAAGTTAATATACTAACTACTATACCTGCTTTAATTAACGCCTCTTGAAGTGTATTTAAAGCATCTGAAAGTTGTACTTGTTGGCCCGCTGTAAGAGGTGGTAATCCTAATGGGGGAATACCTATAGAAGGGTATGGTAGAGCTTTTGCTAATGATATCCCTAATGTTAATACAGTTATCGCTGTGGTTGTTATTGCTAAAGTTTTTGTTAATGTATTAATTATTTTATATATATTATTTAATTGTTTTACTAATAAATTTCTCTTTTTAATAAGATCATTTATTTTAGCAGAAGAAGGACAATTAATTAATGATTTTAATTGGTCTGGGGATAAGGGAAGTTTTTTTATTATGGCTTGTAGAGCAGTAGCACCAAATGCCGCTAATAATGTTAATACAAATGGTATTAATGATGTTTTAATAAGTTCTTTTTTTTCATTAATTATATTAGCTATTTTATCTTGTATTGATAATTTAGATTCTACTTCCTTTTTTAATTGATCATTTTCTTTTTGTTTTAAATCATCATTAGTTTGAAGTGTAGTTAAATTAACAACATCTGGAGCAACTATGAGAGTGACTCTAGGTATATTAAATTCATAACCATCTACTTTTGTATCTTGAACTCCTTCAATAGTGTAAGGTAATGGTGCTCCCCCAGCATTGTAGTCAATTACATTATTAGCTAATAATATTTCTTCAGCTATTCCGGGATAATCAATAGCACTAGACATCCACTCTCTACCTTTATTAACTTCTCCATTAGGTCTAGTTAGGGTAGCAGATCTTAAAGGACCACGAGTACTAAATGTAATTATACTTCCATCAATAACTTTATATATAGGTGTACTCATGTTGATTGGGTTGGATTTTGAGGTGGATAAAGTATACCATCAAAAGAAAACCCAAATTTTTCGCCTTCATTTTTCATCACAGCTACAGCACTATCTACAGTATATGTAACAGTACTAAATTTTCTTTCTCCTATTAATCTTAAATTATTTCTAACATCAACATAAATAGTATCTTCTTCTAATCTTCCTAAGTATGTGTAATCTACAATTATAGGTTCAGGAGGTATACTTATAAGATCAGCTTTAATTCGAGTATATTGATCTTTAGCGTACTTATTATCATCTGCATTTACTCCATCCCAAGATACATCTCCTATTCTATTTATAAAGCCTAATGTAATAATAGGTTTTGGGAAATTAGGATTTGTTTCCTCAGCGTAAAGAGTATTAATTTTATTATTAACATAATTTTCTAACTCTTTAGCTCTAGCCTCAGCTAATGATCCAAGAATAGAAAAATCTTTATTTGTTCCTTCATTATCAACATTAGGTACTTGGGATTCTGATGATTCTATTTCTAATTTAACATTATTTGGATTGTTTTTAGCAAAAGTATAAGCATCTTTAATTTCAATATCTATAATACTTTGTGTCTCTGGGGGGAGTGAAGTAATTTTATATTTACCTGATGAGTATTTACCTACTAAATCTAGAATACCTCCTTTTATAGAATCAATATATTTAGTTAATGACGCTGTAGTTTGTGGGTTTTTAATTGATTTTAACTCAAGGCCAGATTTTGAGAATGTAATTGTTACTAAAGTAGGATCAATAGGTTTTTCAAGAGTAATTAACCACTTACCTTCTGGGTTGGTAGTTGTAGATGTTTCAACATCAGGACCTGTAAGTGTTATTTTTACTTCTTCTAATGCTTGTCCGTTTGTGTCAAAAACTTGTCCTAGGAATTGATTTGGCATGATTATACTGTTTTAACGGTTTTAGATAATAAATTTTTACTAGTAACTATATTTTTAATATCTTTACTTAATGTTTTAGTAGGTTGAGCTATTGTATTTAAGGATATAATTAATGCTCCTGTACTATCTGTAGCTACTGAGAGTGCATTTCCTAGTGTGTCTAAGAATGTAGATATGCTCATTAGTACTTTATTTAAATTATCACCTAAAACTAAAGATTGAATTTGAAGTTCATCAACACCTATAGCAGATCCTAAATATACTATTGGGGCGGATATAGATATTTGTTTTGCTCCATCTATTCCAATTATGTCATTAGATGTTAAATGCATTGATTTTTCTGAGCTTAGAATTATAGAGTCAGATTTAGCATTAAATACTAAACGTCCTGAGTTTAATGCTATTTGGTTTCCTTTATATTGGGAAGGAGAAGTAGGTATAGATGATGTAGCTTTATCAAAAGAATCATTAATATTACTAACAGTAAATAAAGGTAATTTTTGAGTAGATGTAAGATAAATAGATGAAGCATCATTATTTATTTCTTCTAAACGAGGTATCCATGGTTCTTTAGGATCAGATCCTTGGCCATTTCTTAAAATAGTAATAGGATCACCATTATCACCAACAGAAGACCATTCATTAGGTATATTAGCATCAGTAACAGTTGAACCTAATCGTATTGAATTACCCCATCTACCTTCATATATTATATCACCTTCATATGGTAATAAAGGATATGTATTTATTTTTTCTTTAAATGTTGTACCTAAATAGACATCAGAACTATTATCTGTAATTTGGCGAAAATTACCATCAGTTGTGTTTAGATAATCGTCCGCTATATTTTGAGTAGCAGCTTGTTCTACTGTGGGGATACCATTATGGTGTTGACTATTCCATATATTGATAGGAGGTAAATAGTAAGGTATTCTCTGTAATGGTTTTTCTAATAATTCATTACTAGGTAAATATAGTATATATACTATTTCATTAATTAATGGATAATTTTTTATATTTGCTTGAATAGGGTAAGCTATTGGTTGGTCAGTATTAACTACAAGATTTCCAGTATAACCTAGGGGTACTTGATTAACTATATTTGTTGTGAAAAATATTATACCAATACTACTCCATTCACCATATGTTGGAAATTTAGGGTGAGAGTCGTCTAATATAATATCTACTACTCGAGCAGGTGTAACCCCAAGACTTGAGAATTGGGCTGAGTCACTAAAGATTGGTGAGTTATTATTTGTAGAACCAAAAGTAATTTGAGTTGCCATTATTCCTCTGTCTTAAATTTATCTATTTCGGCTAATAATTGTGCTTTTTCATCTTCGGAAATACCAAATCCACCACCTTCGCCCGATGTATTATTCATAATACGTTGGATAATAGTAGCCATTTTGATTAGTTGTTCATCGTTTTTAACACTTATTTCTAAGTATTCCTTGATTAAAGGAACAATAAGAGTAGCATCACCTATACTTTCAACAAGCGGTTTTAACTCAGATATTAGGGCAGATATTTGCCTATCTTTTTTCTGTTGATTAGTATAAATCTCCTCTAATATGTCGGAGAATTTTTTCTTACCAAATACAACATTATCCAATCCATTCATAGTATTTTATTTATAAATATGAATATCAGAAATTTGTATACCCGTTTTCTAGATAGAAATAATAATGCTGTTTAAATATATCATATAACTTATTAGCTATCTTGGTGATTTTAGGCGTTTTAGCGTCAATAATCTCACGAATGTATATATACAATGCTTTTTTATTAAATATATCAATATTCTCACGTTTACGAAACAATTCTAATATTGCATCCGCTATTTGAGCATCAATTTCTTTAGGAAATAAAGTATAAATATTTGTAGTACAATGTGTTATATATTCATCTAAAAAATTAGATAATCTATCATGTGATGATCCTTCGTCTATGCGATATGAAAATTGTTCATTTGATTCAATCTCCTCAATAGGTGCTTTATCAACTCGTTTCTTATAGTTTTTAGTATTAGTAATAATTAAGTAACGTTTAGCAATAGTACCAAAATAAGAAAATGCTTTTGCTCCTCTTTCTGGGTTAAATAAATGGATTTTAGAAAGTAAGAATGTTATTACCTCATGTTGTAAATCCTGGATGTTGTCTACCTCAGTATAATAAAATTTAAAGGTATGGATAATATTTTCGGTTAGTTTAAAGAAAGCATAATGAATACGTTCACGATATATTTTATCCTTTAACTCAAAATCTGTAGTATTATTGTATTCTACTATTGCATCTTCAGTATCTTGGGTAAAATATTGGGTTTTTTTCTTTTCTTTCACCTCGATCATAAATCTTTAATTTTAAACACATTTAGTGTTTCTTGGAGTTGTTTTACTGATTGAAAGAAGAAACCAATTTCATCATCTGATTCAAATGATCCTTTGTGATCTACTTCTTTTAATTTCTTATCTGATAATTCAATTATATCTGATACTTTGTTTAGGTATATTTGGTACGATGCAAGAATTTCATCTTGTAGTGTAATTATATCTTCTTGTTTTTCAATTTTCTTAAGAAGATTAAAGGTCGTAAATCCTAAGATTACGACCAGTATCCCTAATACTATAGATAATGTTATCATAGATTATTTAATAAATTCATTAAACCTTCACTTTGAACATTAGATAATGTTTTAGTTTTAATTGTTTGTTTAGGTGCTTTAGTAGCAGTAAAATTATTTACTTTCTTAACTTCACCTTTAAATTTAGGTAACCACTCACGTTCAAACTCAATACGAGATGCCATTAAAT